GTTACTAAGCGAAACAGAAATGGACAGACAGCGTCTGGCTTATATTCTCTTTTTATCCCAATGGAGTGGAACTACGAAGGATTTATTGATGAGCACGGAAGCCCAGTCTTCAATACTCCGGATTATGAAGTCTTCGATCCACATGGGGAATTAATAGATATAGGCGTTATAGACAGTTGGCAGAATGAAGCTGACGGTTTAAAAAACGATCAAGATGCTTTAAACGAGTTTTATAGACAGTTTCCAAGAACTACTGAGCATGCATTTAGAGATGAAACTAAAAATAGTATATTTAACTTAGTGAAACTATACGAACAAATAGATTACAACGAAGAAATGTCTAGAACATTAGGCATTACTAAAGGTAATTTTCAATGGGTTAACGGGGTTAAGGATTCAACAGTAATATTTTATCCAGATACAAGAGGTAGATTCAAAATAAGCTGGACACCGCCAGCAAACATACAAAACAAGGTTGTAATAAAAAACGGTGTTAAATACCCAGGTAACGAACATATGGGAGCTTTTGGTTGTGACAGCTACGATATATCGGGAACTGTTGACGGTGTAGGTTCTAAAGGCGCTTTACATGGGTTGACTAAGTTTAGCATGGAAGATGCACCAGCTAATACATTTTTTTTAGAGTATTTAGCTAGACCACAAACTGCAGAGATATTCTTTGAAGATGTTCTAATGGCATTAGTATTTTACGGGATGCCTATACTTGCAGAGAACAACAAACCTCGTCTATTGTATTATTTACGAAGACGTGGTTACAGAGGTTTTAGCATGAATAGACCTGATAAAGTATGGAACAAATTATCTACAGCAGAAAAAGAAGTAGGTGGAATACCTAACTCAAGCGAAGATATAAAACAAGCTCACGCTGCCGCAATTGAAATGTACATACAAGATCACGTTGGTATGAAACAAGATGGGACTTTTGGCAGTTGTTATTTTAACGAATTACTAAATGACTGGGCTAAATTTGATATAAACAAAAGAACAAAACATGATGCCTCTATAAGCTCTGGTTTAGCTATAATGGCTAATAATAGGCATTTATATAGGCCAAATGCTAAAATAGAAAAACCAAAACTAAACATAAGTATTGCTAGGTACTCAAACAAAGGTAATACATCTAAATTAATTAAAAAATAAATATGGCAGAGTCTGTTGTAAATAATTATTTTCCTAGCCAAGTAGTTGGTGATAGTGAAAAAAACTCTATAGAATATGGCTTGAAAGTTGCCAAAGCTATAGAGCATGAGTGGTTTCATACCGATAGAGGTTCTAATAAATACAGAACTAATCATAATAATTTTCACAAACTAAGACTTTACGCTAGAGGAGAACAGCCTATACAAAAATATAAAGATGAACTTTCTATAAACGGTGATTTATCTTATTTAAATTTAGACTGGAAACCAGTACCTATTATACCTAAATTTGTAGATATAGTTGTAAATGGTATTGCAGAAAGAATTTTTGATGTAAAAGCTTATTCACAAGACCCGTATGGTGTTAGTAAAAGAACTTTGTATTTAGAAAATTTAAAAGAAGATATGATTGGTAAAAACCTAGGCGATAAGGTTCAAAAAAGCTTTGGTTTAAATATAATGCATAATGACCCAGCAACTTTACCAGAAACAGAAGAAGAATTAAATCTTCACATGCAGTTAAGTTACAAGCAAGCTGTAGAAATAGCTAACGAACAAGCTATTAATGTTTTATTAGACGGTAACAAATACGAGCTAACAAAGAAAAGGTTTTTTTATGACTTAACAGTTTTAGGTGTTGGTGCTGTAAAAACAGGATTTGATACGTCAGAGGGTGTTACTGTAAAGTATGTTGACCCGGCTGATCTGGTTTATTCTTATACAGAGTCACCATATTTTGATGATATATACTATGTTGGTGAGGTTAAGATGATCCCAGTAAATGAGTTGATAAAACAGTTTCCTAATTTAACAGACTCTGATTTAGAGTCAATGATTAAAAACAAAAACTATCAAAAAACAAACTACAACAAGGCTGGAAGCAACTTAATAGAAGAAGACAACAACAAGGTTCAGGTTTTATATTTTAATTACAAAACTTATAACAACAGAGTTTTTAAAATTAAAAAAACTGGCAGTGGCGCTATGAAGGCTATTGAAAAATCAGATTCTTTTAACCCACCAAATGCACAAGACTTTGAAAAAGTTTCAGATAGAATAGAGGTTTTATATGAAGGTGCAAAAGTTCTTGGAAGTGAAAAACTTTTAAAATGGGAACTAGCTAAAAATATGGTTAGACCTAAAAGTGATTACAATAAAGTTAAAATGAATTATTCTATTGTTGCTCCTAGAATGTACAAGGGTAAAATAGAAAGTTTGGTTAGACGTATTACTGGTTTTGCTGACATGATACAGCTTACACATTTAAAGCTTCAGCAAGTAATGTCTAGGTTAGTTCCAGATGGTATATACTTAGACGCTGATGGTTTAGCTGAAATAGATTTAGGTAATGGTACAAACTATAATCCACAAGAAGCTTTAAACATGTTTTTTCAAACAGGATCTATAATAGGTAGATCGTTTACTTCAGATGGTGATCAAAACCCAGGTAAAGTACCTATACAAGAAATACAATCAGGCTCAGGTGGGCAAAAAATGCAAAGTTTAATACAGACATACAATTATTATCTACAAATGATAAGAGATACAACTGGGTTAAATGAAGCTAGAGATGCCGCAACTCCAGATAAAAACGCTTTAGTTGGCGTGCAAAAATTAGCAGCCGCAAACAGTAACACAGCTACAAGACATATATTGCAAGCTGGTTTATTTTTAACACAAGACACTGCGGAATCTTTATCGTTAAGAATATCTGATGTTTTAGAGTACTCACCTTCAAAAGATGCTTTTGTACAAAAAATTGGAGCTCACAACGTTGCTACATTAAAAGAAGTTGCGGAGTTACACTTATATGACTTTGGTATATTTTTAGAGCTAATGCCTGATGAAGAAGAAAAAATGATGTTAGAAAATAATATCCAAATGGCTTTACAACAACAAAACATAGAGCTTGAAGATGCTATTGATCTTAGAGAAATTAAAAACGTTAAATTAGCTAATCAATTACTTAAAATACGTAGAAAAAAGAAACAAGAAAAAGACCAGCAAATACAAGAAAGAAACATGCAACTGCAGTCTCAAACAAACCAGCAAGCCGCACAAGCAGCAGCACAAGCCGAAATACAAAAACAGCAAGCGATGATGCAAAGCGAAGCACAGTTAGAGCAAGTTAAAGCACAACTTGATACTCAAAAAATGCAAATGGAAGTTGAGTTTAAAAAACAACTAATGGATCATGAGTTTCAGATGAACATGCAGTTAAAACAAATGGAGATGAACGCTACATCTAACAGGGAAAAAACGAAAGAAGACAGAAAAGACGAAAGGACTAAAATACAGGCTTCACAGCAAAGTGAACTTATTGACCAAAGAAATAACGGTAAAGCACCTAAAAACTTTGAGTCAGCAGGTAATGATAACCTAGGAGGGTTTGACATGAGCATGTTTGATCCTAAGTAAAATTATTAATTATTATATTATATCATGGAAGAAAACGTAGAAAACGTAGTTGAAGAAACTACACAAGCAACTGAACAAACAGTTGAAGAAACTAAAAAACCAAATCTTAATGAAGACGGCGATTATGTCGTTAATTTAAACAAACCAATAGAAAATGAAAACCAAGAAGTTAAAGAAGATAACCCTGTCGACGAGGGAGTGGTTAGAGTCGATGAAAATGCCGATGCCACAGAAAAACAAGAAAAAGTACAGCCGGAAGAACAAGCACAAGAAACACCAGTATTAGAAGAAGTTACTGAAGAAGAAGTTCAAGAACAAACAGAAGAGCTAGCTGAAGAAATAGTAGAAGCTAAAGAAACTGGAAAAGCTTTGCCTGAAAATTTACAAAAAGTTGTAGATTTTATGGAAGACACTGGTGGTACATTAGAAGATTACGTTCGTCTTAACCAAGATTTTTCTAGTTATGACGATATGACAGTATTAAAAGAATACTATAAACAAACAAAATCTCACTTAACTACAGATGAAATTGATTTTTTAATAGAAGATTCGTTTTCATACAATGAAGAAGAAGATGAAGAGAGAGATATTAAAAAGAAAAAAATAGCGTTAAAAGAGCAAGTTGCCAACGCTAAAAGCCACTTAGACGGGCAAAAGTCTAAATACTATGAAGAAGTTAAAGCTGGAAGCAGGTTAACACCTGAACAACAAAAGGCTTGGGACTTTTTTAATAGATATAACAAAGAGTCGAAGCAAAACGAAAAGATAGCAGAAAAACAAACTAACACTTTTTTAAATAAAACTAATAAAGTTTTTAACGACAGTTTCAAAGGTTTTGAATACAACGTCGGTGATAAAAAGTATAGGTTTAACGTGAAAAATGCTAACGAGGTTAAAACAACTCAAAGCGATATTAATAATTTTGTCAAGAAGTTCTTGAATGAAAATAATGAAATGTCAGATGCTAAGGGTTATCATAAATCTTTATTTACAGCAATGAATCCCGATGCTATTGCCAATCACTTTTATGAACAAGGTAAAGCAGACGCTTTAAAAGACAGCGTAGCAAAAGCTAAGAACATAAACATGGATCCTAGACAGTCGTTTTCAAACGATAATACTAGCGGGCCAAAGTTTAAAGTGTTAGGTAATGACAATGCCGCGGCTTTTAAGTTTAAAATTAAAAACAAATAATAAATTTAAAATTACAAAATTATGGCAATTACAGGTGCAGGCAATCTAGTACCAGCTCCAACGAAACAAACGTTGGCAACTGCGTATATAGATTTTACATCCGATGCAGGTAACAACGGATGGCAACAACAATATTTACCAGATCTTATGGAAAAAGAAGCTGAGGTTTTTGGAAACAGAACTATCTCAGGATTTCTTTCACAAGTAGGAGCTGAAGAGTCTATGACTTCTGACCAAGTAGTTTGGTCTGAGCAAGGTAGACTACATTTATCATACACCGCTTCAATGGGTGATACTGGTTCAAGTTTAGTTATAACTCACAACGCTGACGCTGTGGCTGTAGCTTCTGGCGCTGATCACGGTGTTAGAGCTGGAGACATGCTTTTAATAGCTGATGCTAATACAACTGCAAAAGCTTATGTTAAAGTAGTACACCCAACAACAGGTAAAATCACAATACAATCACTTAGTAATGACAACATGAACAACGCGGGTATTGCAAATGGTTCTAGTAACTGTAAAGTTCTAGTATTTGGATCTGAGTATGCTAAAGCTAACACAGGTAGAGTAGGTGCAAACACTCCATCTTTTAAATCTTTTGACAATAAGCCTATTATCATGAAAGATAAGTACGAGATCTCTGGATCTGATACTTCTCAAATTGGTTGGGTTGAAGTTACTGGTGAAGAAGGACAAAGTGGTTACTTATGGTACTTAAAAGCTGAAGGTGATACAAGAGCTCGTTTTACTGATTACTTAGAAATGACAATGATTGAAGCTGAAAAAGCTGCAGGTGACGGTCTTACTGCTTTAGTTGGTGACTCTGTTGGTACTAACGGTGGTGACATTACTGGTACTGAAGGTTTATTTTCTGCTATTGAAGGTAGAGGTAATATTACTACTGGTGTAACTGGTGTTAATGCTGCTACTGATTTAGCTGAGTTTGATGCAATTTTAGCTGAGTTTGATAAGCAAGGTGCTATTGAGGAAAATATGATGTTTGTAAATAGAGCAACTGCTCTTGCAATGGACGATATGTTAGCTTCAATGAATTCTTACGGCGCTGGTGGTACATCTTACGGTGTATTCAACAATTCTGAAGATATGGCATTAAACTTAGGTTTCTCTGGTTTCAGACGTGGATCTTACGATTTCTATAAGTCTGACTGGAAATACTTAAATGACTTATCTACTAGAGGTTTAATTAACGCTATGGACACAGTTGGTGCTGTTAGAGGTGTTATGATCCCAGCTGGTGTGTCTACAGTTTATGACCAAAACTTAGGTAAAAACCTAAAACGTCCTTTCTTACATACAAGATATAGAGCTTCACAAACTGATAACAGAAGATTAAAAACTTGGGTTACTGGTTCTGTTGGTGCAACTACATCTGATTTAGATGCAATGGAAGTACACTACTTATCTGAAAGATGTTTAGTAGTTCAAGGTGCTAGAAATTTCATGTTAATGAAATAAGCACTGTTTATTTTAAAGAACCGGGGCTTCGGCCTCGGTCCTTTTATTTATTAATTTTATTATATATTATATTATGGCAAAAAAACAAAAAGAAGTGGCTGTTGATCAGCCGCAGGTTGTAGAACAACCAAAAACAAAAAAAGTTGAACCTAAAAAACCAAATTGGGAAATAAAAGACAGAATGTATGTCCTAACAAGTAACAAAGAACCTTTAAGTTATATGATAAAGGCATCTGATATTTACTGGTTTGACGAAGAAAAAGGTTACGAAAGAGAATTAAAATACACAAAAAATCAAAAAACTGTTTTTGTTGATGAAATGCAGGGTGATCAAAGATTAGATCATGTTATTTTTAGAAACGGTAATTTATTTGTCCCTAAAAATAAAGTAACATTACAAAAACTATTATCTTTATACCACCCACACGTTAACAAGTTATATTACGAAGTTGATGAAGTTGCGGTTGCAGTAGATGAAGTTGCAGATCTTGAATTAGAAATAGACGCTTTAAATGCCGCTAAAGACATGGATATAGATATGGCTGAAGCAATTATGCGTGTAGAGATTGGTTCTGAAGTGTCTAAGATGAGTTCTAAGGAGCTTAGAAGAGATTTGCTATTATACGCTAAAAACAATCCTGAATTGTTCTTAGATTTAGTAGAAGATGACAACGTAGTGCTTAGAAATTTTGGTATCAAAGCAACTGAAATGGGTATTTTAAAATTATCTCAAGACCAAAGAACATTCATGTGGGGTTCTAACGATAGAAAACTAATGAACGTTCCGTTTGACGAACATCCGTACTCAGCTTTAGCTGCCTGGTTTAAGACAGATGAAGGTATGGAGATATACTCAAACATTGAAAAACAATTAAAATAATCAAACTGTAGAAGCGGTCGCTCTACGGGGCGACTGCAAACTACAATAAAAAAATTATGGCGGTAAACGTAGACACAATATATCAAAGAGTATTAGCTATTGCAAACAAAGAACAAAGAGGTTATATAACACCTCAAGAGTTTAACCTGTTTGCCAACCAAGCTCAAGCACAAATATTTGAACAGTATTTTTACGATATAAATCAATTCAACAGATTACCTGGAAATACAACGCCATACTCTGATATGCTAGAGTTATTAGATGAAAAGTTAGCTGATTTAAGCTGTTCTTTCTACTCTTTAACTGACGGGGCATATCAAAGCTACGCAACAGGTACTAAAGGTACCGCTCAAGCTTTGCCACCAGACTTATATAGATTAGGTACTGTTTGGTACTACTGGGATAACGATTATATAGAAGCAGAATATATACCTCAAAACGAGTTTAGATATTATGCAAACTCCTCTTTAGCAAGACCTGCTAACGACCAACCTGTTTATACTAGAGATAAAGACGGTATAAAAGTATGGGGTCAAAACACTACTACAGCTCGTATAATACAAAGAAATACAAACGTTTTTATAGATTACGTTAAAACACCTGGTTACGGTGCAGATGCTGTAAACTGGGGTTATACAGAGATAAATGGAGCTGCTCTTTACAATGCTACAAGCTCTAAAAACTTTCAACTGCATGTTTCTGAGCAAGTTGAATTAGTTAACAAGATATTACAATTAGCTGGTATAGCTATAAAAGATGAATCAACATACCAAGCCGCAGCACAAGAAGACGCTAAGCAAGTTCAACAAGAAAAACAATAATAAATGGGATTATTTACGCAAGAACAAAAAAGGTATTATACTAAAATACAAACTATAAATCAACAGGCTAGTGGCTTAACACAGCTTAGTACATTTGATTTATTAAACCCATTACCACCAACATCAAACGATCCTACCATAGACTCGTATAACACCGATATGATTGTAAAAGTAAATGGTGTTGTATTAAGTAATATAAATTACTCTTATATAAAGGGAACACCTGAAATAGTTTTTGGTAGAAAAAAACTATCAATAAGAGCTTTGGCTGGTGTAGCTGTAGCTTCTGCGGGTGGAACATATGCTGTTACTGGTACAGCCATTGGTGATGTTGCTGGTTCTATTATAACTTTAGCTGCTGAAAACACAACAATGCAAGTTGGTGATATTATAGCTGTGACAAATGCCAACAACTCAACTTCTTTTAGCACAACGTCTTCTAGTAACGGTGCTGGAGAGGCGGTTTCAACAACAGAAAATATATCTATACTTAAAATAGCAGATGACAATATAACTGTAACACTTAACAAGCCTGTTAGAATTGAAAATAGCATGTTTGTTTATTTCTTTAAATATAATTGGATAAGTGATATAACAAATACAGCAACAAGTAATTATAGTACTAATCACATTCCTACAACACAGGTATCTACTCAAGTTCCTCCTGGAGCTGTAATTGAAATATTTAACTCGCACAACAACGAAACTGGTAACTACCAAAACATATCGTTAAAAGAAATTATAAATAACTTTATGGTTTCAATGGTTGGTCAAGGTAAATTAATACCAAAAATAAAAAGAGCTGATGTTGCTTTTCATGCTAGAAGAGCGCAACAAGAATTAAGCTATGATACATACAGGTCAAGTAAGTCTCAAGAAATAGAAATACCGCCGTCTTTAACAATGTTGTTACCTCATGACTATGTTAACTACGTAAAAATGTCTTGGTGTGATGCCTCTGGTATTGAGCATATCATATATCCTCAATCTAAAACTAGCAATCCCACAGCTATAACACAAGACGTTAATGGTGCTTATACGTATAACTCTGATGGAACTTTAGCTACAACAGATTCTAACACGTGGGAAAAGTACAAAGGACATGTACCTTCTGAGAATACAAAAGACGATTATAATTATGATGATGACACTTATGATTTAAACGTAGGACAAAGGTATGGTGTTGACCCCGTTCACGCACAAACAAACGGTTCGTTTTTTATAGATAATAACAAAGGTAATATACATTTTAGTTCTAACTTATCTGGAAAAACTGTAACACTTAAATATCTAAGCGACTCAATGGGTACGTTAGAAGAAATGGTTGTTCATAAATACGCTGAGGAGGCAATGTATAAGTGTATAGCATACGCTGTAGTCGCTAGTTTAATAAACATGCCAGAGTATATAGTTAGAAGGCTTAAAAAAGAAAGGTTTGCAGCGGTTAGAACAGCCAAGCTAAGACTGTCAAATTTAAAAACAGAAGAATTAACTCAAATACTTAGAGGTAAATCTAAACAAATAAAACACTAGTATATGCCGGAGATTAAAAACAATTTCACGTCAGGGAAAATGAACAAAGACCTTGATGAGAGATTATTGCCTAAAAATGAATATAGAGACGCGCTAAATATTGATATTGCTACAACAGAAGGTAGTGATATTGGTTCTGCGCAAAACTCTTATGGTAATGTAAAAATCTCAACAATAGGTATAGCCGGTTCAAAATGTATAGGTAGTATATTAAATCCAGAAAACCAAAAAATAATATGGTTTGTTTCTGGTACATCTCAAGATGTTATAGCAGAATATGACCAGTCTACACAGCAAGTAGAAGCTATTTTAGTAGATAATCATGGTGGTAATCCTTCGTTTTTAAATTTTAGAGTTCAAAATGGTGCTAGAACTGCGGAAGATAATTTAATAACAGGTATAAATGTTATTGATGGTATGTTGTTTTTTACTGATGGACAAAACGAACCTAAAAAAATAAATATTGACAGATTTAAAATTGGTGTAGATGACACTAATCCTTTTACAACTACAAATAAATTTGTTGATTCTGATAATATAAAGTCTAGCGATAATGTTTTAGAAGAACACATAACAGTTGTAAAGCAATACCCTTTAGATGCTCCAACCTTAAAGCTGTATAGAGACATTGCTGGAACTGGAGATCCAAGCACGTCAACACTTACAATTCCAGAAAACACAACAAGAACTTCTTGGGGTACTCCATTTGGTGCTGGTACTACTGATTCAGTAGAGTATTATAACGAGGTGTGGACTAGAACTGTTGATGGTGCTGTAAGCTCAACAACAATAAACTTTAACCAATCTGACGACGGTGGTAATGTTCAAGGTAGTACTAGATGGAACAATGTTGTTGTGGGTATGACACTTTGTCAAGAAAATGGTTTTGCAATAAAAAATTCATCAAACCAACCTATTGGTATAACAGCTATAGACGCAAGTGCGAATAGTGGTGGTGGTAGTATAACTCTTAGCTCTGCACCTGGGTCAACAATAGCTAATAATACAAAAGTAGGTTTTAGATGGGCTTTATCGCCACATAGAAATTTTAGTTTCTGGACTTATATAGATGTAAATGGAGATAGGCAAGTAAAACCAGCTGGTACAACCTCTAACAGTGTTTTAATAGACGAGCTTGAAAATACAGTATTTGATAACAAAGGTAATACCATTAGATTACAACAACTTGCTTTTACGCCTAGGCCTAATTTTGTAGAAAATGACGTTGTTGTTTTAACTGTACCAAACACTTTGACTACTGATGACGATTCAGATGAGATTAAAGTTAGAATAAGATTACTAGAAGAGGTTACTACGGGCCCTGTAGTGTCTAATAGTTATAGAAAAGTATTTGATTTTAAAATATTATCAATAGACGAGTCTATAAAACAAATGCAAACCTCTGATTTAACTAATTGGGAAGTAAAAAGAGAAACAAGCACATCTATATTTGAAGAAAAATTTCCAAGATTTGCGTATAGGTGGAAATATGTTGATGGCGAGTACTCTGCTATCTCTGCTTTTTCTGAAGTAGCGTTTTTACCGACAGAAGAGGGTTATAATTTTGATGCTTCTTTAGGAACAAATACAAATATAATAAACACGGTTAGTAAAGTAGAAATAACTGATTTTGTGGAAACACCTAAAGATGTTTTGTCTTTAGATGTTTTAATAAAATTTTCTGACAGCGCTAGCGTTTATAAATATAAAACAATAAACAGCACGGATTTAGAGACTTTAACTACGGTTGAGGTTACATCTGATCAGATACACGCAATGTTACCTAGCAACCAACTACTAAGACCTTACGACAATGTTCCTAAAAAAGCAAAAGCTCAAGAAATAACCGCTAACAGACTTTTGTACGCTAATTATACAAACCAATATAACATAGATGAAGAACCTAGGTTTTCTTTAACAGTAGAGTCAAACCTAATGAACACTATAACGGCTCAAAAATCTGTAAAGTCTTTACGTACGTATCAGCTTGGAGCTTCTCTTTTAGATCAATATGGTAGACAAACACCTATATTTTCTCAAGCAGACTCTTGCTCTGCAATACTTACACAAGAAGAGTCTTTTACTGCAAACAATTTTTTTGTTAAACAAAACTTTTTATTTCCTGATTGGGCTACTCATTTAAAGTATTATATAAAAGAGCCTAAAGGAGAGTATTACAATATTACTATGGATAGAATATACGAAAGTGATACTGAAGAGTTTTGCTGGGTGTCTTTTCCATCTAGTGATGTTAACAAGGTTTCTGAAGGTGATGAAATAGTATTGAAAAAAAGGCATGATGGTGGTTCACCTTTTATAGTGCCAAAAACAGTTTCTTATAAAGTTATAGCAAAAGCAACAGCAGCTCCCGAAGCTATAAAAAATAGAAAAAAGTTTGTAGGAAGACTAGAAAATCAATTATTTGGCTCTTACGCAGACGCTACCACAGGTTATCCAATAAAAGGCGGTGTAACAGTTAGAATAAGGGGTAATGGTGGTATAAACAACAACGATGCTTTAAAAAACATGGCAGACTCTACGTCTACAAATAGATATATTAGAATAGGATCGTACTTGTTAAATACAATTTCTAACTACTACGAAATAGAGTCAATAATAAAAGTTGATGCTGGAGACGGTCAAACTTTAGGTAGTCCTGATGGAGATTACACAGACGCTGTTGATTACTGGGAAATATTATTATCAAAACCATTTGACAATGACATAAACTTTGTAAAAGGTGCGCCTGGAAGTAGTACTAGAACAGAGTATTTTGAATTATGGGAAGAAAAAGTAAAAGAATTTGATGAAGAGTTTCAGGGTAGATTTTTTGTAAAAATATTAAAAGATGATTATTTAACAGATTTTGTTACAACTGTTTTTGGGTCTGATGGTTTAAATTATGGTATAAAGTCTACACAGGATATGTACTGGATTCAAAATGTTTATTCTTCTGATGATGCCAACGATGAAACTGGTCAAGCTGGTAATAGCGCTGACAACAACTCACTAGGTTTTGAAGATGCCGACTATTTACAGTCAGTGTACACTTTTCCAAGTGAAATAACTCAAACTGTAAATGGAGCAATAACTAATGATGATGAAATAACTTTAGATGCCGTTGGTACAATACAAGATGGCGCTACAGTAACACGTGCTGATGGCTCACAAATAGGTTCTGGTATTAGACATGCTGTAGTAGTATCTGTAACTGGTTTAGTGGTAAAAATTAACAAAAACGCAGACTTTGCAGATGGAGAAACTTTAAAATTTTCTATTGTAGAAAGAATAACTCAAGATCCTCATTTGTACATACAAAATGGTAGCGATGCTATTGGAGCGCCAGATGTTAACGGTGTTGTTTATAAAAACTGGCACTTTTTAGGTGCTTCAGACAATAGAGTTATAGTTCCTTCTTTAAAAAACGGTGGTATGTATAAAGGGCGACAAAGATACGCTATTGACCAGGCGTGGTCATGGAAACAAAACTCTTACGGCGATGTGTTTGGCCCTGAAAATGGCGTGGGAAAGCAAATGGGTGTTGGTTTTAAAGTTGGATCAAGAGAAGTAAATTTTAGGTTGTTTAATTTAGGCCCAGGGTATAAGTTTAGCTCTGCATCAAAAACAAGCTCTGATGGATATATATTTCACGATCACAAAGGAGGTCCTGACAGAAAATTTATTACAGAAAACTTTACGTTATACCAGGCTTTAGGTAGAAAAGGAATGCAGTTTAGATGGACAGATGATCCTACAGAAACTGTCTACACTGTTGAAAAGTCTGAGTTAATTGATGTAAACAACTACACGAACGTTGGTGGTAATGGAAATAACAACGGTGATTCAGACTTTGACTCAAGAGAAAACCAAGGTATAAAATGGCGTTTAAAACTAGACAAAGCGGTTACGTGGTCTCCAACTCAACAATACTACCCTGAAGATGGTACTAACGTAGCAAACCCAGGTAAAATAATACCTTACTATGGTCCAAAACAAACTGGTTTACCAACAAACGCTTCTGAGTTACAAATTTTAGAACCTATAAGATCTAAACAAAGCTTTAATAGCTTTAGCCCTGCAGTTTTTGAAGTGCAACCCAAGGAAAGTAGTGATTTAAATCTTTACTATGAAACACCAAAATCTGTTTTAATACTAAAAGACGATATGTACATCGAAAGGAATGTGCAAAAACCTAATGGTGCTATAGATAATAATGTGTTTGTTGCCGATGCTCAAATAGTGCTTTTAAACAGTGATTTAATGGATCCAGGTTTTTATATAAAAGGTAACTCTCCTTACAACGAACAAGTTAAACATGTTGAAGAAGGTTCTTATGTTACAATATATAGTAAGGATGTTAATGGTAATACTAAGTTTTCTCAAAAATTACTAATAGTAAACAGCGTTGCAGCACCAGGAACGGTAACAAGAAACGTAAACGACGGGTCAAGTCACACTGGTACTGCTAGAAATAATTTTTACTATAAAATACCTTTAAACTGGTTTAATTGTTATAGTTATGGAAACGGTGTTGAGTCTAATAGAATAAAAGACGCTTTTAACGAGCCAATAATAGATAACGGCCCTAGAGTATCTACTACTTTTATGGGTCAATATGAAGAAGAAACAAAACCTAATGGAATAATATTTTCAGGAATATATAATGGTAATGGTTCTGTAAACAACCTTAACCAGTTTATAATGGCTGAAGGTATAACTAAAGATTTAAATCCTTCTTACGGGTCTATACAAAAATTATTTACTAGAAACACAAACGTTATATCTTTTTGTGAAAACAAAACTTTAAAAATACTAGCAAATAAAGACGCTATATTTAACGCAGATGGAAATCCTCAACTTATTTCAAATGAAAATGTACTAGGACAAACAATACCTTTTGCAGGTGAGTTTGGTATATCTAAAAACCCAGAGTCTTTTGCTAGTTACGGCTATAGAGTTTATTATACAGATAAGAACAGAAATGCTGTTTTAAGATTATCTGGTGATGGTATAACAAATATATCTGACAAAGGTATGTCTACGTTTTTTAAAGAAAACTTATCTAACGCCGACACTATAGTTGGTAGTTACGACGAAGATAAAGATACTTATAATTTAACATTAAATTCAAAAACTATTAGCTTTTCAGAAAGTGTAAACGGGTGGACTAGTTTAAAATCTTTTATACCAGAAAATGGCTTTTCTGTTAGTGGCGATTACTACACCGTTAAAAATGGAGAGCTTTACCAACACAACGAAAATTTATTAAGAAATTATTTTTATGGTGTTCAATATCAGTCTTCTATAAAGTTTATTTTTAATGACGAACCAGCTTTGATAAAAAACTTTAACACTCTAAACTATGAAGGCACCACGTCAAGGGTTTATGACAATCAAGAAGACGACGTTGTACTAACTACAAACGGTTGGTATGCTAACTCTATAGAAACAAATGATCAGTCTGGTCAAATTATACAGTTTAAAGAAAAAGAAGATAAATGGTTTAATAATATAATAGGCCTAGAAACAACCGATGCTAATGTAGACACAAGCGAATTCACTATGCAAGGACTAGGTACAATACCTACAAGTGGTGTTTCAGTTGGCGACGGAGTACATTCAACTAGATACACTCACACTATTTTTGCATACGCACCAGAATCTCCTGATCCAACCGTAACTTTAGTTGGTGGTATTTTTGGGCGCAGTAATCAAAACTCTTACCCTACAAGCGAAAGTGGTAATCCTAGCGCTATAGGAGAAACACATGTAAATTCGGGGTTTACAGTTAACGCAGCAAATAAAATTACAGGTACAGCTGTTGCTGGGCTTCGTTACTTAAGAAACATATGTGAAGATTTAATACCAGGCGAAACATATACTATAACTGCAGATGTTACAATATCTTCTAACAATAACAATAAAACGTTAGGTTTTGGAGGAGCTGGCTTGCCAGTGGCAGAAGCTAGAATATCTACAACAGGGGTAATATCTCACACGTGGACAGCCACAGGTTCTAACGTCTACTTATTTAAAGGTAGAAATATAGCTTGTGTAATTGATAATATATCTATAATGGTAACACCTCAAGAACAACCAAGGCACCCTAAGTTTAGAATAAACACGTCTTCTATCGACGCTAATAGCACAGTGTTTAAAACTTCTGTAACTAACGCTGCAGACACAACAATAGATAACGATGCTTATAATGGTGGTAATGATCAAGTTGCTTTTTACGCACACCCTTTAATTGTAAATGGCGCTAAATGGGCTGTTCAAGCAAGTGGCATAACAGTAACAACACCTTCAGATCCCTTAAATTTAATGAGGGCTGTAACAAAAGAAGACGGTTATATAAACAGTGGTGTTTGGACAGCGAGTAACGCACATCAAGGATTACACACTAATGTTGTTAGAGTTAAAATAGGTGTTGTGGGTACAATGCCGTCGTGGAACATAGACTCAGTATTAAAATTTGTAGTAGTACCAACTTTAACTCAATCATAATATGGCAGGAACAATAAAAACATCAACTTTAAATTGTACAGAAAACGCTGTATCTACATACTCTTTAGCTGGGGTTCCACTTACAACAGCCACTTTGTTTACTAAAACATTTACAGCTTCTACTGGTCATATTTTTACAAAAGCACCTTCTATTAACCTAAACAGTGTTATTAATAAAAACAGCTATTCAATAACTATTAATGACACAGGTAGTATAGCTGGTGGCAACTTAACTGTTAGATCATTTGTTGTAAAATATAAATACCCATTAAAACAAGTTCAAAATGATACTATAAGTTTTGTAGCTAGAGCAGAATTAGACATAGCAAACTCTGTAGGTAAAATATACAACTTTATACTTAATAAAAATTGGGTGCCGGCGTCGGGTGAAACAAGATTACTTTCTGTTTTTGGTGATGAAAGCGACGCAAACAACGCGGCGGCAACATTTACTCTTGACTTTAAACAAGGCAGTACCTCAGTGAGAGTTTCTCCAACAGGTGTTTCTGGCTCTGGAACCGTAACAATTCCTACTGGCGGAAGATATGACGAAAATTTAGTTTTTCCTCAAGTCACGTCTAACAAAACTTATACTGTTATATTAACACAAATAGCAAATAATTCTTTTTTAACGTTGCCAACTCCAAAAACAATAACTATACCACAATATATAGACCCTGTTATAGAGATTAACGCTACGCAATCAGCAAGCAAGTTTATAACAACAGATGCGGCTGCTATTAGACATACTGATTCTCCATTTTCAAGTAGAGCAAAAGAAATAGATATAGACTGGCGTGTAACATCTCAATCTTCATCAGTGCCAATGAAATATGTTGGGGCGTTTAACTACAACGATTTTAGCGCTGATATAGTAAACAGTAATGGTATTTTAGGTTTTACTGATGGTACAAAGTTAATATACAACAACTTAGTTGTTGAAATATACCCAGTACAAACAGCTGTTACAGCTGGTGCAACAACTGGAACTGCAATAACCTTAACTGGTATAAACAACAGTATATTAAAAGGTATGCGAGTTACTGGTAGTGGTATAACTCACACTGGGGCAAACTCCACGCTTGTAACCGCAGTAAGTGGAACTTCTGTAACACTAAGCAAAAGTAGCACTATAGCTAGTGGCACAACACTAACGTTTCACCCTATGGCACATATTACAGGTTCTGTTACGTTTAAAAAATTAGGTTTTAATAACCAAACAAGTGGTTTAGTTGTTGATAATATAATAGACTTTAACCAACCACCGGTTCCTACCTTTACGGGTATTGTCAGTATAAGCGCTGAGGAAGCTGGTAGTTTCACTGGCATGACACCCACGGCTACTGATGCTGAGAGCGACACGCTTACGTTTAAAGTTACAGTAATGCCTCAGCACGGTACGTTTAAATACACAGATGCGCAAAATAACTTACAAACCATAACTTGTACCGGACAAACTTTAACTAGTAATAATACACTACATGCTACAACTAGGCTTCTGCAGTACAAGCCAGCCGATGGAAATAGCCAAAACACATCATTTCAGTATACGGTGGCTGATCCACATAACGCCGCGGTAGCAACAACAATAACACTTAATATAGCTGCTGGATAAAATAAATAAACATGCCTAGAATAGATATAAAACTACCTTTACCACTAAATCCTTCGTTAACAGCAAAAGTAGCTACGGTTGCTACTGACACTGAAGATACTCCAGACACTGGCGCTTGGGACGTTATATACTTTTGTAAAGTAAATTTTTCTACAGGTAAACAGATAGGTGATGTAGTTAGGTTAGGTGAGTGTATAGCATTGACAAATCCTAGCGCTGAAGATGAGCTAACAACATATACTATAGGAGTGCAAACAACTGGAACAGAATTACTACCTGTTGCGGGTGATTATGTGTTTTTTGGTAAAGATACAAAAGTAAATACCTCTGGTGTTAGAGGTTACTACGCAGAGGTTGAAATGAAGAACGATTCAAACTCACAAGCTGAGTTGTTTTCAGTAGGTGCAGAAATAAGCGCTAGTAGTAAATAAGACAAAATAAGTGTAATTATAACTAATAATAAAAGAAAAAAATATGCCATTACCATTAGCAGCAATGTTAATTCCTGGAGCTTTAACCGCAATTGGTGGTTTGATGGGTGGAAAAGCCCGTAGAAGAGAGCAAAGACGAGCAAGGGAAGAATACAACGCAAGAAAAAAAGATTATCAAAACATGTCATTTAGCAATCCTTATGCTAACATGAGTAACGTTTATGAAAATTTACAAGTAAACACAAAGCAAGCAGACTTTATGAAAGAACAACAAATGCAAGGTTCTGCAAATGTTATGGATGCTTTAAGTGGTGCTGCTGGTAGCTCCGGTATTGCTGGTTTAGCCCAAAGCGTTTTAAACGCTAACACACAAGCTGCTCAGCAGTCTTCAATTTCAATTGGTCAACAAGAACAAGCTAACCAACAAGCCATGTTAGGTGAAAGATCTAGGTTACAAGGTTTAGACAGAGAGGGCCAACAATACGTAGAAGAACAAAAGAACGCAAGAACACAAACTTTACTAGGTATGTCACAGACTAGATACAGAGAAGCTAACGCTGCGAGACAAGCCGCTAGAAATCAAATAATGTCTGGTATTGGACAAATGGGTAGTGGTTTAATGGCTGGTGTAGATGCTGGTATGCATAAAAACAACTTTTTTACAGGAAAAACTCCCTAAATAATATGGCACAAACAAACAACTTAAATGCAATGCTTATAGCTGGTGAATCTGGCTTAAGTGAAAACATGTCTTTTAGGACAGATTTAATATCTAATCCTATAATGGAGCGCATGTCTAGAACTTTAGAAAGTAACGCTGAAAAGGCAAAAGCAATAACAGCTAATATAAACAAAGCAACTGAAAAAGTTGATGATAAAACTGGTGAAATAGTTAAAGATATTACAGATAATAAAATAAGAAACGTAGTTTATAGACTTGCTGCTGGTTTTAAAAATATGTTTGCAGCTTCTGGAGGTGAAGGTGAAGACGTTATTATGGGTGAATACCAACAAGTTGAAACTGCAACAAATAATTTATTAGACGATAAAAAAGATTTTCAACAAAACAGAGATGGTAATAATTATTCCGCTGGTTCAAGCGTAAGAACTTACGATGCTAACGAAAGTGTGCACGGTGGTAATTATATAGGAGATCCTGTTTATAACAGCCAAACAAATCAAATGATGTTTTTAGTTCCAATACCACAAGGTGATTATGGCAACACTACAGAGCAACTAGACGCTGATTATGAATCTTATGTTTCTGAAATGACTACTTTAAATGATGACGATTTACAAGAGTTTAGGAATTTGAAATCTAGAAAATCTACTGGTGAAAAGTTAACGGCAGAGGAGCAAACAAGAATTGATGAGTTTGAAGCTATTGGCAGTAAAGAAGGCGTTTTAACCAAAAACCAGTGGTTATCACAACAACAAGGTGTTGATAGTGGTGGTGGCAACGAAACCGAATTACAAGCTGGTAGAGACGGTTATATGTGGGTTGATTTAGATTATTTAAACAAAGATGTTGTATTAAAAGATGCCGAATTAATGACGGCTTTTGAAGAAGGCTTTGATGATATTTACAACACTGGATCAAGCAATAAAAATGTAAAAAGAAATAGCAATGGAGATGTTGCTATTGATGGTATTGATTTAAACGAGCTTACCAACAACAAGGAAACTTTGATAACTATGGCTTGGGATAATTATGCTAAAGACGGTGGCACTACTTTTTACGAAGACTTTGCTGATAAAAACCCAAATGCCGATAGAAACTGGATGAAAGTTGACCACCCAGATTTTGATCAAAAAAGATTAAAAGATGAGGTAATGAAATTTTATCAAAACAAAATAAACAAAAAATACGAGTCTGGAGTTGCTGACTATAAAAACACTACACAAGGAGGTATAAAAGTTGAGCAAATAGACAATATGGTTGACAACGCTTTTAAAACCGTTATAACGTCTACTGAGGGTGAAGGAGAAACAGACACTGTAGTAGATTTTTCTATGTTAAGAACGGATAGAAGGAAAGTTGATTTAAGTAACGATGGTGAAATGTATGAAGTTTTATCTTGGGAAAATGGCGATTGGGTTGTAATGGAAGAGTTTCCAAAAGATACAGACCCAAATATACTTAAAAAATATTTTAAAGTAGCATTTGGAGGTAGTTTAAATTAAAAATTATATTTAATGTCTGAAATTAATTACGACAAGTATTTAGAAAACGAAAATGTACAGTGGTTTCTTCATAATTTAATGGAGCACGAAGCTGACAAGACTTCAGACGGAAACATAAATTATGGAGGCTTTAACCAAGGTGGTAGTAATTCTACTGCTTTTGGTTTTGCTCAATTTACAGGCATTACAAGAAATGAAATTTTAGAAAAATACAAAGTAGACGCTTGGTCAAATGACTTAAACAGTCAATTTAAAGCAACATTAGCGCTACTACATATGGACGGTGACTTAGACAACGTTGCAAGTGGAGATTTTGAATCTGTGTTTGGAAAGTCATCTCTTAAAACAAACAAAGATAACCAAATGGTTGGCGGTTCTCGCTGGCAAGCTTTTTACCCAGAAGGTCATAAAGATTTTTTACCAGATACAAATAAAAATAGTGTTTTATTTAGTGAAAGACCTGAGGGTTGGCAAACAAATTACCAAAATTATATAGATAGCGCTATTTTTGACCCTAAAACTTCTTGGTCAAATATAGGTAATTTAGACAAAGGCTTAGACATACAAAAGAAAAAAAGAGATCTTTACACTATTACTTATAAGGACAGTTTAGTTCCTCAGCACATATTAGATAGTATTGTTATAAACGAGGAAGACCCGGGTAATGTAACTGAAGTTGATAATGACGATCCTTTCAAAAAGATTGACGAGTATGAAAAAAGAAAAAGTATTGAACGAAAACGAAAAATCAATAAAAATCGTAATAAAGAAGGTGTTGTAAGCGATATTATAGATAAGATCAGTTCTATGCATGGAGATCCATCTGATTGGGAAAAAAATACAAATCCCAATGCTCCAAAGATTAATTTTACAATACAGTACGATGAAAATGGAAGGCCAATAGGTACTACTCAACGTGACAATTCACCAACAGTTGAAAATCAAAATTTAGTAAACAGAGAAAAAGAGCAAGCTAAAAAAATAAACACTTTTAACTACGAAGGTCTTTCTGGCGATGTAAAAAATGCTGAAGAAGCAAGACTACAGTCTATGTTAAGGTATTTTTCTGCGTTAGAAGGTAGAGATCCTGAAAACTTTTTTAAATCAAAAGAAGAATACAAAGAGTGGTGGGTTAAAAATAATCCTAATTTTGGGCCTTTAAGCTTTGAGGCTACTTGGAAAAAAACAAAAAACACTAAGTTTAAGTTTGACGAAGAGTTGTTGTATAAAAAATCTGAACTAGAAAAATTAAATAAAGCTATTGACGAAATATACGATGGTGAGTTTGAACCAGACGAATCAATAGTTGATGATATGCGTATGGCTGTTTTAAGCCAATTAACAGAAGAGGATATAAGACAACTATCAAGCGGTTTGTTAAAGGGAAGTCATTTTACAACTGAAGAAAAAAACGCTATATTAAAAAATGCTAGAATAAAAATATACAACGATCAGCAAGAAAAAATGGCACCACAGTATGACGTGTTGTTAGAAGAAAAAAAAGTTATTGACGAAGCTACAGCTGTTATAGAGGCTGATCAAAACGATTTACTTGCTGAGAGAGAATTGTTAGAGACACGAAGATCTGAAATGATGGAAAACGGTCGTTTTGAATATAATAAAATTGGCCAAGAAAGAGAGCAGTGGGTTCCAAACAGTGCTAGGGAGTTTGTTGATTTTCAAGCTGATGTAGAGATGTTTGAAAACAAATTAGATATTTTTAAATCTCAACAAGCTGTTTACGATGCTAAAGTTGAAGATTATAATTTAAAGGCTAAGGAGTTTGTTAAAAAAGAAGAAGATCTTCAAGCTATGTTAGCTTACAATGTAGTAGATGGAGCTCCTGTTTTTGACAAATCTATAAAAAGTTTTAGTGTTAGAAGTGCTGAGTGGCAAGAGAGTTTGAGAAATTTATTAGGCAGAGACACTTGGTACGCAAAAACTTTAGACTCGTTTTTAAGCTTTGCTAAGCCCTTTGCAGGTATGACAGCTGATATTTATACTTTTTCTTACCAAGCTGGAATTGCTTTTGCGGGTTTTGCTTCTGATGAAATTGGGTATGCTGCTGGTTACAAACAAAGAGGTGTAGACCATAGTAATTTTGAAGCTGTGTTAAATATGATGACGAGAGGTGGTTATGTACAAAACCTTATACCTACATCTCAAACAGAAGACACTAAGCTAACGCAAAAAGAATATAGAAACAGAGAGTTGTTTGGTATTGATATGAGTGGCTCACCTATATTTAGTAGAACTAAAATGAAGGAAGATGCCACTTTGTACATGCATGCTAAAAATTGGCTACCTGTTTTTGCATATCCTTTGGTTTTAGTAAGATCAAACGCTAAACTACAGTTAAAGCAAGTTCAAAAGTACAAGAGTAAAGGTTTTAAAACCTTTAAAAACAGATTTCACATGAAGGGTGCTTCTAAAATAGACAGACTTGCTTGGCAGTATTTAGGTATAGCAAGAATACAAGCTAGAAAAGCTGCGCCAGGTTCAAAAAAACTAATTAACATGTTATCGCCGTCGTTTAAAATGACAGAAAATGCGGCTAGAAAAATAAACATGATTAACGTTACTATGAA